TTTCTATACCTTTTAATGCTCCAGGTGTTTTTTATTCTACTTATACTACAAAAGATGCTGTTAGAAATAACTTACTTAACTTTTTTTTAACAGATCCCCCTGAAAGATATTTAAATCCTACATTTGGTGCTGGATTAAGAGCTTTTATTTTTGAACAAATCACTACAGGTAATTTAGAGGGTCTTAAAGAAAAAATTCAATTTCAACTTAATCAATATTTTCCTAGCGTAATAGTAGCTAGTTTAGAAATATTTCAAGACCCCGATTATAATACTATAAATGTAGTTCTTAAGTATACAGTACAAGATACCGTTATATCTGATGAAATACAAATAACTTTTGACTAATGGCTGTAAGACGTAATATACAATATTTAAACAAGGATTTTACCGAGTTAAGAGCGAGTTTAATTAACTACGCTCGCACTTATTTCCCTACAACCTATAATGACTTTTCTCCATCATCCCCTGGAATGATGTTTATGGAAATGGCTGCTTATGTAGGTGATGTTATGTCTTTCTATTTGGACAACCAAATCCAAGAAACATATCTACAATATGCACGTCAAACCAATAATTTATTTGAATTGGCTTATATGTTTGGTTATAAACCAAATGTAACTCAAGTTGCTACTGTAGATGTAGAATTTTATCAACAAGTACCAGCCGCAGGATCTGTAGGATCACAATATCCTGATTTTAGTTATGCTTTATATATCCCTAACAATACAATTGTTACTTCAACAGCTTCAGGTAGTGTTTCATTTTTAATTGAAGATCCTGTTGATTTTAGTGTTTCTTCTTCTGGGGATCCTACTGAAGTAACTGTATATCAGGTTACTGGGGGTAATGATATTCAGTATTTCTTATTAAGAAAAACTCGTAAAGCTATATCAGCTGCTATTAATACTACTACATTTTCTTTCGGATTACCTCAACAGTTTACTACAGTTGAAATTAATTCTTCTAATATTATAGGAATCTTAGATATAGTAGATTCAGATGGTAACATTTGGTATGAAGTAGATTATTTAGCTCAAGACACAGTTTATGATTCTATTAAGAATACTAATGTAAATGACCCTAATTTATCTCAATATGAGGGTGATACTCCATTCCTTTTACAACTAAAACAAGTACAAAGAAGATTTACAACTCGTTTTTTAAATAATACTACCCTTCAATTACAATTTGGTGCTGGTACTCCAGCTGATACTGATGAAGAAATTTTACCCAACCCAGATAATGTTGGTTTAGGTTTACCATTTGAACAAGATAAACTTACTACAGCATTTGCACCTTCTAATTTTGTATTTACCAAAACTTATGGCATAGCCCCGTCAAATACCACTTTAACAGTAAGATATTTAACAGGGGGTGGGGTGAGTGCAAACGTACCTGCTAATACAATTACAACATTATCTAGTGGAAATGTTCAATTTTTAAATAATAATTTAACAGCTAATACTGCAAATTATATATTTGGAACTTTAGCAGTTAATAACTTAGCAGCTGCTGATGGTGGAGGTGATGGTGATACAACAGAAGAACTTAGACAAAATGCTTCTGCAAATTTTGCAACTCAATTACGTAACGTAACACAAGATGATTATTTAGTAAGAGCACTTTCTTTACCTGCTAGATATGGTGTTATTTCTAAAGCATATATTGAACCTACTAAGGCACAATCTGTAGCCTCAGGAGCAGCGGCTTCAATACTAGATTTATATGTTCTTTCTTTTGATAATGAATCTAAATTAAGAACAGCTTCTCCAGCTCTTAAGCAAAATCTATCTACTTACCTTTCACAATATAGAATGGTAAATGATTCAATTAATATTAAAGATGCTTTTATTGTTAATATTGGAGTTAACTTTGATATTATAGTACTTCCAAACTTCAATTCAAATGAAGTATTAACAAGATGTATTTTAGCTTTACAAGATTTCTTTGCTATTAAAAATTGGCAAATCAATGAACCTATTATTTTAAGAGATTTGTATGTTGTTTTAGATAATATTGAAGGAGTTCAAACAGTTAAAACTATAACAATATCTAATAAAGTAGGTACCAATTTAGGCTATTCTCAATTTGCTTATGATATCCCAGGAGCTACAATTAATAATGTAGTTTATCCTTCACTTGATCCTATGATTTTTGAAGTAAAGTATCCTAACACTGATATTCAAGGTAGAGTAGTAAACTTATAAGACAATGGCAGTATATAAAATTTTTCCAGAAAAAGATGCTACAATGTATTCTCTGTTTCCACAGATGAATACTGGTTTAGATGAAATTATTGAAATAAGCAATTTAAACTTTGCAGTTGATAGCAATCCTCAAGTAGCTAGATATTTACTACAGTTTGATCAGGATAATATTGACAATCTAATCAGTACTAAAGGTAGTGGTAGTAATTGGGACATTGATCTAAACTGTTATATAGCTACTGCTCAAGGTATAGTAATGGATTCTCGAGTTTACGTTTACCCAGTTTCAGGAGCGTGGGCTATGGGAACTGGAAAGTATTTAGATCAACCTTTAGTTACTAATGGTGTAAGCTGGGAATGGCAAACCTTACAAAATGGTAAAAGATGGCCTAGCCTTACCTCTAGTTTAGCTCCCTACACAACTGCTTCTTACTCAGGAAATAATAGGGGTGGTGGAGTATGGTATACTGGCTCAGATTTACCTGATTTAAGTTTGGTAGGAACCCAAACATTTACATACCATTCAGACAAAGATTTAAAAATCAACGTTACTGATATAGCTAAAGCCTGGTATTCAGCTTCTCAAAACATATACAGTCCTTATACTAAAATTGAAAATAACGGATTTATAGTAAAGTGGGAAAGCACAGCATCTTATGAAGATCCTACAGGCAATTACCAAATAGAATTTAATGGGAATCTAAACGTTCAGCCTGTGCTTCAGTACTATTCAATGGATACCCACACAATCTATCCTCCGTGTTTGGATTTTAAATGGGATGATTCATCTTGGAATACAGGATCCTCTACTTTACCCACACTAGAAACTTCTCAGGCTTATCTATCTATTATGAACAATAATGGATTTTTCTACAGTCAAAGTATTCAACAATTTAGAGTAGATTGTCGCCCACAATTCCCCCCTATTACATTCCAAACCTCATCAGTTTACACTAACAATTACTACTTACCTTCAGGTTCTTCATATTGGGCTATTAAGGATTTAGACACAAATGAGTATATAGTAAATTTTGATAACAATTATACTAAGATTAGTGCAGATTCTGAAGGGAACTATTTCACGGTTTATATGAATGGTTTACAACCTGAAAGATATTACACTATTTTAATCCAAACTACTATAGGAGGAACTACACAAGTAATAAATAGCAATTATAACTTTAAGGTTATTAATGGGTAATGGCAGAGCAAATAAAATTAACTAAACAAGTATATGATAAGAATCAATACCAAAAGGTAATTGATACTTCTTTTACTCAACTTGTTCAACCTGCTACTGTTTCTACAGGATCAGCTTTACCTACCGTAAATCAATTTTTTGACTACTACAATCAGTTATTTTTTGATATACCTAAATTTGGAGAAACCAATTCTCATGAGTATCTTATCAAGACTAGTACAGAATATATAGGAGCTTCATCTGTAGTAAATGATGAAATTCAAGCCCTAATAAATGAAATTACTGAGTTAAGACAAGAAAATCTAGATTTACAACAACAATTATTAAGTTCAATAACCCCATCAGTTAATGGCTAAAGTAGTAATATTAAACCCTATCGATCCTTTTACGTTTGAATACCAAGATTATTCAGCGCAAGACGATAATCTTATTGTAAATTTTACAATTGAACCTACTTTTGATCCTTTACAAAATTACGTAGCATATTTTATATATGATTTAAATAACATCGTTATATTTGATAATGAAGTTAATTTTGATGGTTATAGTATAATAGATGGGCAAGTAGTTCTTAATCCTGAAGGTGACATTGAAAAAGCTGGGTATGAAGAAGGACAATATAATGTTGTTTATAATTTTTTAAACAATGAATTATCTAGTTCTTTTTTTCAACGTCTTTATATAGATCAAATTAGTTCTGATAGAACTGAGATTAGATTAAACACTACTCAGATTTCTAATTTAGATTTAATAAATGGAGCTAATTCACTTATTACTCAAATACAAAATAGTGTAGGTGTTTACTTTGATTTCTTTTTAGATTTTGGTGATAACCAGTTAGTAATAGCTAACAATATGTTATTGGATACTTCAAATCCTGAAGATCCAACGGTATTAGTTAAATTATATGAACCACTTCCAATTAATTTTAATTTAAAAGATGAATGTTGGGTTGTAACTGAGGTAGCTAATACTGTAGCTTATAATATTAATATC